CCCAGGCGTTCATCAGTAGTTGATTTGTCCATAGCCGGCTGGGTTCTTCTCGCAATATCAGCCTGTGCGCTGTGAAGGCGTGGCCGAACACGCACGCGTGATAGTGCGGTCTTTGTGTTGCGTCTCCGTACTCGCCGACGGCGAAGTACCTTAGCTCTCCTATTTCTTTTCGCAGCCTCTTCCAGAATGGCTGCATGTCTCCGCGGTAATTGAGGCTGTTGTCTTCGGGGAGGTGCTCGTCGTCATACGTCAGTGTGATGAACGAGTTGTGTTCGTGGTTCTGGGCTTCGTGCGTTATTCGCATTGCCCATTCTTGTGCGCGCTTGATCCTGCAAAGGATGCATTGCCCGCACGGGATTTTTATTGGACTGTAGTTCAGGCCGTTTTTTGGATGTTTGAAGTAGACTCGGCCGCTGGCGCCGAGTCTCCATGCCTCGAGTGGAAACTCGCAGGCCATTAGAGGCGGATTCCGCCTCGCATCACCGTGCCTGGGCTGTTGATTGCCCGGCTCTTATTTCGGCCCTTCTGGAAGCGTTTGCCGTGCTTCCGGGCGCTCATGTTTCGTCGTGCCATTGCTCGTTCACCTCCCTCGGTCTCATGTTTTGAGACTGTACCTGACCAGTTCCCTACTTGATGGTAACTGGTCTAGGTGACACCACCTGACTTAGTCAGTTGTTGCCTTGTCAGCCTCTTCCAAGTATCCTGTCAGTCTCGCGATATTCCGGCGTTCCTGGCCGAGCATTTGCCGGTAGCGGAGTCGCATCAGAGCGTTCCTGGGCGTTTCTCGGGCCTCCAGTAGTCGCAGGCGTACCTGGGCCCGTTTTAGGAGGTTCTCCGCCCATAGCGGGTCTGACGAGGCTCTCGGCGGTTGCCAGGAGTTCTTTGCAGGGCTGGATGTTTCCGTTTTCGATGATGACCCCGATTTTCCAGATTTCGAAGTGGTGCGGCGCTTGGGCGATGTCACTTTGTTCTCCCTGTCGGTTGATCATGGCGGCGATGCTTGCGAGCACGGCTTTGTCTTCCGGTCCTGCGAAGGGCTGCATGTAGTAATCGAGCAGCCTGTCGCGTATGGCGTAGATTTTCACGATAGGTCCTTTCCGGTGATTAGGTAAACGGCGAGTTCCCATTGGGCTTGCCAGAAGGGAGTGCAGCCGCAGAGGCAGATGCCTCGTGATGGTTCAGCCTTTTTCATGAACCACTTGTAGTACCAGTTTGGGGTTCTGATGGTTTGTTCTCCGGTTTGGTTGGCGGTGTGAGTATGGTGGAGAGTTGCTCGCGGGTCAACGCGAGTAGTGCTTCCGTTGGGAGGTTCCGCAGTTGTGCGGGGAGTTTGTCCTGTAATGCTCCGAGTTCGCGGGCTTTGTGTATGAATCCCCGGAAGTCTTCCGGTAGTTCGGTCCAATCCTCGTACATTGGCGGGAGTCCGTGGCTCTGGATGGTGCCGCTTTGTGCGTAGCGTTTGAGTATGACGTTTAGGTCTGTTTCGGCGGCTCCGCTCTGGTCGGTTTCCGTTGGGTCGTTGTTGATGGTACGGGCATTGGCCCGGAGTTCTTCGTGCGTAGTGATCATTTTATTTTCCTGTGATGAGTTTGATGGCTTTGGCGACTTCGGCAGCGATTCTTGCGCCGAGTGATGCGCCCGCTCCGGTTGCTCCTACTTTTTCCCAGACCTCTGCGGATGCTTTGGCGGATGGGATTTGTAGTTCGGTTACTTGGGCGTCGGCTTGGGCTTTTTTGAGTATGGAAGGCAGTAGTTTTTCCAGTTGTTTTTGTTGTGCGGCGTTGAGGTCGGCGGATGCGATTTGCGCCTTTACGTTTGCTTTGATGCCTTCGATTTCTTCTGCGGTTTTGCCTCGTCGGTTTGCGGCCACGCTTTCGGCATAGGGCAAGTCCCATGCGTCGATGGTGTTTTTGATGTTGACGGCGGTTGCGTTTTCGTCGGTGAGGCGGGTTTGTGCTTCGAGGTTTTTCAGTTGTGCTACTTGGAATGCTCTTGCCCCTGCGCTGGATATGGCTTTTCCCATGGCGTCTTCTGGTTGAACGGTAGCGGCGCTTACGCTGGGCGTTGATGCGCCGCCTTGGCTGTAGGCGAGCATGGGGTTGAGTCCCGCGGCCAACAGGTCCTGTGTGGACCGTTGGTATGCGGTGTTGCTCATGCGTTCTTCCCAGCCTTGTTGTTCTCGCTGTAGGGCGATGTTCTGTTCGTTTGCTTTTTTCTGCGCCTTTTTCGCAGAGTGTCCGCCTAGCAGGTCGCCGGCCAGTCCTATGACTGGCCCGGCTACGCTTTTGAGGAATGATTTGAGTCCCATGGCTTAGAAGTGGTCGATCAGGCCGGGGACGCTGTACGTTGGCATCATGCGCGCGACGTTGCTGTCGTGCTGTATGTCCATGATGATTTGTGCGCTCCATTGCGCGGCTCCCGTGGCGAGTGCTCGGGCGAGTACCTCTTGTGTTTTGTCGGTGATGAATGCGGCGTTGAGTGCGGGTTCGGCCGAGAATTCCTCGGACAGGTGCCACCAGTCAACGGGTGCTGCGGCCGTGCTTCTGAGTACCCCGGTGATTTCGTTGGGCGTGTATCTCATTTCTGCCCAAGCTTCCTGGTATCCCCATGTGGGGGTTGTGGGGACGTTGGTGGTGTTTTGGAATATTTCCTGCGTGTCGACTGCCTGTTCTCCGATCATGGCGAACACTGGGAAGTAGTAGTCCAGGCGTGTTGATCGTCTCCACTGTTTGCGTGTGCCCTGTTGGTAGGTCGGCGTTGCTCGGACGGCTGCGAGTCCGATGATGTAGCCGTGCTCTGTTGCTGCGTATGTGAAGGTTCTGTTGTGTGCGCTGGCGTGCATTTCCGCGCCGAGGTTTCCGATTGGGCTTTCGTCGGCTCCGACCGTTGTGTCGTAGGTTGCTGTCTGTGCGATGGGATTGATGGTTATGGCGGTCTTGCTGCCTCCTAGGTATTCAGGCCGCTGGAGACGGGCGTCGGCGCTTCTGGTTCCGAAATGGGCCATGAGCTGCTCCACGTAGCGGGACCCTCCTCTTGCGTCGCGCTCCAGCAGTTTCTGCGTTTGGAAGGCGAGCCGTAGTGCGTTGATGGTTGCGGCTGTTGCGTTGGTGAGGTCCGTGAAGAGGTTTCCCGTGACTCCGGTATTGGCGGTGAGTACGCCGAGCGCACCAGCGGTGTTGATTTCTTTGCTGTCGGTCGGTGGGTTTGCGCCGACCCATGGTCGGACGCTGTCGCCGGTGACTCCGGTCGTGTAGACCGGGGCGCTTGATCCCAGTGGGATCGTGACGGCGGTTCCTTTCTGTGCGAACGGTAGTGAGCTGGTGAAGTAGTCGTGTCGTTTGTTGATGCGTAGGCACTGCTGTTGCCATGCGGCGCCGTTGGTGATCTGTGTCGTGTTGTTGAGTGATGTGAACGTGGGCCATGACCATTCGGTCTGGAGGTTTTGGTCGCGGAACCATTCGTTCCAGATGACGAAGTACGCCCAGATGGGCAGTACGTTGACGTTCATCACGTTGGCGCTGTAGGTCTGTGGGAGCAGTCCGAAGTGATCGAGCACGCCTCCGGCGAGCAGTGTGTAGGCTGCTCCTGATGTCAGGTATGGCTGTATTGTTGGGACTGTCAGTGCGGTGTCGGCGCCTGTGATGAATTCTTCCCACAGGTTTTCGGGTCCCTCTCCGGTCCATGTGATGCGGTTTGGTACGTAGAAGTAGAACGTTTCGAGATCGAGGTCATCGATCAGTGGTGCGATGGGTGTGGCGAGTCTCGCCATGATGCTCTCGGTGTGCTGCCACGTGTCTCCGGGCAGTACTTCCTCGCACATGATTGGTATTAGTTCGCTGGCGTTGAACGCCTGCTTGCGTGTCTGTCTCATACGGAATTTGCTTCGCGGTATGTCGGCCCTCGGGGCCACGGCGAAGTCGTGTTGTCTTGCGGTTTTGTTGCGAATCATTGATGTTTCCTCAGTTGCTGTTGTGTGCTTGTGTAGCTCGGGAAGGTGTCTTCCCTTTCGCTAAACACTCTTGGTCTTGTGTCTTGCGTGTGCGTGTGCATTTTGCGCGCGCGCGCGGTTTTGACTTGGCGTGAGTGTTATGGCTTTTTCTTTTCTGTTTGCTTTGATTTCCTCCAGTTTGGTTGGATTGATTTCGCTTAGCCACTTGTCGTATGCGCGTGGTGGCTTTTGTTTTTGTCCGTTGATGATGACTCTGTCATGGTCTTTGAGCTGGTGGCCGTAGGTTATCCACCAGTCTTTGCCTATGTTCCGCGACATGAATGCTCGCGGTTGTGTTACGGGGATGAGTTCCCCGGTTTCTTCGTCGGTACGAACGTACCGCTGTTTGCTTCGCAGTTTTTTCGTCACGTAGCTCGCGGTGTAGCGGGCGGTTTGGAAGTTGAGGGCCCCGATAGTGACGTTTCCTAATCCCCAGCACTCGGTGAGTGCCGGTTGTGTCCACAGTAGGTGTGGCTCTTGTTTGGTGATGATTCTCCCTTCGATGAACGCATGTCCGAAGATGCATGCGTGGTAGTGGGGTCTAAGGGTTCTGTCTCCGTATTCTCCGACTGCGTAATAACGCAGTTCTCCGATTTGCTTCCGTAATCTTTTCCAGAATTTCACGAGATGACTGTAGTCGAGGCTCCCGTGGTTCGGGATGTTCTCGTCGCTGTAGGTCAGTGTTATGAAGCTGTTTTCTATCCACGATTGTGCCTCGTGTGTGATGCGCACGGCGGTCTGCCGTGCTTGTTCGTTTCTGCATAGGATGCAGTGTCCGCATGGTATGTCCAATGCGGTGTATGTTGTCGCGCCGTTGTGTGTGTTTGGTGCGTTGAATAGAAGAGGGCCGCCAGTGGCGGCCCTATAGGCGCGAATGGGTTTCGCGCATGGCATCAGAGTCTGATGCCGCCCCGCATGATGAATGCGGGGCTGTTTATTGCTTTGGATCTCCGCGAGATCCTGTTGTGCTTTTTGGCGTGCCGGCGGCCGCTCATTTGTCGTCGTTTCATAGTTTCTCCTGAATGTAAAGGGGGGCGTTTCCGCCCCCCTTATACCGCCTCCCGGGCGGTTGGACCATCTTCGTCTTGATTAAGATGGTCCTGATGACACCGTTTGTCGGTGTCAGTTGTTGACGACGTCAGTCGTCTCTTGGAGGCGGATAGCCTCCTCTAGGTCCTTGAGGTACTTCCGCAGTCGCCCAAGGCGCTGCGTGTGGCGCTGTCGGTACAGAGCCACCGTTGGGACCGGTTCCTGTTCCAGGTTGGCCAGGCGGCCTTCTGTGTTCCATTTCGCGGCCCTCAGTCGTCGGAGCTCCGGGCTCTCTTCCTTGGGATTGCCGAACACCTGTTCGAATGAGGCTGGAACAGTCTGCGATGAGCTTTTTTTCCGGCGTGATGCAGCCGTCCTGGCTGATGTGCCCGATTTTCCAGAGTTCGAACTGGTGCGGGGCTTGCGCGATGTCACTGGTGACTTCTCCTTGGTTGATTAGCCTGGCGAGGCTTGCCAGTACGTTCTTGTCGTCCGGTCCAACGAACGGCTGCATGAAGTAGTCGATCA